ACCCACGCCCATGCGCGGTCGGTGTCGGGGTTTCGGCTCATGTCTGCTCCTGTGTGTAAGCGCCGTTCCGGCGCGGGATCTGCGGCTCGGGCGAGCCGCTGTCGGGGTAGAGTCGCCGCAGCCGGGCGACCGGCAGCAGCTCGATAGATGGCGAGGTGCCGTATTCGTCGGCCCACAGACGGGCGAGGCTGCCGCGCACCGCCGGCGACGGATCTACACAGCCGCGGCGCAGCAGGAGCAGCCAGAGCGCCCCCTGCACCGGCCCACGGCGGGCGTGCTTCGCGAGCAGCGATCGCAGCCGCGAGTCGAGCGCAGACCAGCGGCCGGCGACCCGCCGCATCTGCGCGAGCTGCGCGCCCGTGATCCCGCCGAGCCCGCCGAGCGCGAGTCGTGCGTCCGCTGTCAGCTCGCCGACCGGCGCGAAGCTGTCGCAGATCGGCGCGAGCGCGTGCAGCGCGCCGACGATCTGCGCCCGGGCGACCCGGCGATCAGGGCAGCGCACCGGCCACCCCCTTCGCATCGCTGTCGCCGATCGCGGCGTCGAGGTCGACGATCCGATCGCAGATCTGCGCGACCGCAGCGCCGAGCGAGCCGCCGCCCACCGTCAGTCCGAAGCACCGCAGCCCGTGCTCGGCGCGCGCGTCGGCGAGCTGCTGCAGCGTGCTCTCGCTCGCGTCGGCGTGACCATCAGTCACGAGCACGAGATCGGCGCGCGCGCCGGCCGCGCCGAGCTGCAGCGCCCGCCGCAGCGGCGCGTCGAATGTCGTCCCGCCGCGCGGCGAAACGCCGGCGATCCGCAGCGCGATCTCGGCGACGCCGTCGAGCTGCTGCCCGGTCGCGAGATCGCGCGCGGTGCCATTCGCTTCGAGCCGGTACACGCGACGAATGGATGCGGCGAAGCCGATGATCGTGCAGGCCCGGCGCTCGTTCGCCGCGATCCCAAGACACGCGATCGCGATCGCGGCGGCCCACGAGAAGCGCTCGCGACGGCGCATGGACCCGGACTCGTCGAGCATGACGACGATCGGGCCGCGGCCCTGAGGGGACTTGCCGACGAGACGATACTGCGCGATCCGGCGGTCGGCGAGCTTCGCGAGCTGCACGCGACGCATACGTGGGTGACGCATAAGCGCGCGCTCAGGCGGCAGAGCGATCGGCAGATCGCCGCCCAGCGTCACGCCGACCAGCTCATCGCGCCCGCGGTCGTCGCGCATGGGCCGCGTGTCCGCGGCGATCCGCTGCAGCCGGCCGGCGAGCCTCATGATCCGGCGCAGCCGCTCGTCGCGCTGCAGACGCTGCGCGAGCTGCAGCCGGCTGGGATCTTCCTGCTCGTTCGCCGGCGGGCAGTCGCCGAGCCCGGGCTGGAGCCCGTTCAGATCGGCCGCGGCCGCCGCGGCGCGCTTCGCGGCCGAGCCGGTCGCGGCCCGCATCGCGCGGCGAACAGCGCCGGCCGGGTCTGCAGCAGCGCCGCGGACGCGCAGACCGCGATCCCGGCGCTGCTGCTGCTGCTGCTCGCGCTGCTGCTCGCGCTCGATCGCAGCGAGTGCGGACGGGACCGTGCTCAGCAGCTCGGCCGCGGCCAGCGCCGCCATGTCGGCGTCGCCGGCGGTCTGCTGACGCAGCGTATCGAATTCGGGCAGCTCGGCGAGCGCGCCGTGCAGCTGCTGCAGCGTGTCGGTGCCAGCGGCCGGGCTTTCGAGCTGCTGCACGGCGTCGCCGTCGAGCAGCCGCGCGAACAGCTCGCGGCCGAGGGACTGCGCGAGCCGCCGCTGCCGGCGCAGCTCGGCCGCGTTCGTGTTCGCGCCGGTCATCGCGCGAGTCGTCGCGGCGATCTTCGCGCGCAGCGGGTCGATCTCGTGCCGGCGCGTGTAGAGGTAATCCGTCCAGCGGCTGACGCCATAGACGGCGTCGACGTGGCGGGCGGTGCGGGCTGCGGGGCGGGTCGTCATCGGGGGCTCCTGTGCGTGACATGAAGTCTCTAACCGCTTTGCAGTTAGAGTCGAGAAGAAAGCCGGGCCAGTTGCCGAGAGTGTCGCGCTGACCCGGTTACCCGTGGCGGGATCTACAGCCCGAGAGCCGAGAGCATCGCCGGCGTCCGGCGCTGAAAGCGACGGGCCACCGTCTTGCGGCACGCGGCCGCCTCGGCGCGCATCGCCGACACGTCGGCGCGCTCGGTCGGGTCAGCGTCGAGCCGGCCGATCTCGCTCTCGATCGCGAGGATCGCGTCCATCGCCTTCTCCATGTCGTCGACGCTCGCGCCCTCGCGCAGATTCTCGATCATTTCGCGCGCCGCGTCGGCGAGCTTCTGAGCGGCGGCGAGCGTCGGCGCAGCACACTCCAGCACGGTCGCGAGAACGGCGGGCCGCTCGTCGTGCTTGCGCCACACGCTGTCGGCGAGCACGCGCAGATCAGACCGCGCGGCGGTCGTTCGGCCGTTCAGCGCGGCCCGGGCACGAACGAGCCCGACGCACTGCCGCAGCCGGCGATCGCTGACGATGATCCCGTGTTCGTTCGCGAGCCTATCGGCGATGTCGAGCAGCGCGTCCAGCACGGGCTCGGGCACGCTGACGGCGCGGGCGTCGCGCTGCAGCTCGCCGATCTGATCTGCGGTCAGCTTCGCGGCGACCTGCGACGCCGGGTCGGCGCACGTCAGCAGCCGGCGGCGCTCGGCGCGGCTCGCGACGTAGTCGGTCCAGAACCGCATCGTGAAACGGTCATACAGCGCGCCGAGCGAGCTGTCCGCGGGGTATTCGTTCGACGCGCCGACGCAGATCTGGAGCGGGCAGCGGACGCGCTTGGTGCCGTTGTCAAATTCGCGCTCATTGAGCAGGGTCAGGAGCGCGTTCAGCGTGCCAGAATTCGCCTTGAAGATCTCGTCCATGAACATCACAGACGCGGCCGGCGCGTAGCCGCTCGTGGCGCGCTCATAGCGGCCGGCGTCGAGCCCGGCGATATCGAAGGGGCCGAACACCTCGTCCGGGGTCGTGAAGCTGGTGAGCAGCTGCTGGAAGTAGAAGTCATCGCGGCTCGCGCCCGGGTCGACGGCGGGCGAGAGCGCCGCGGCGATCGTCTGGGTGATCAGACTCTTTGCGGTGCCCGGAGGGCCGAGCAGCAGGCAGTGGGTCCGCGCGATCAGAGCGAGCAGCACGCCGTCAATTTCGGCGTCGCGGCCGACGAATGCGCCCTTCAGCTCGGCGCGAAGGGTCTGGAGGGCGGTCTGTGCGGGGCTGGTGGTCATCGTCGTTCCCGTGTCGTTCGCGGCAGCGGGCAGTCGCTGCACCCTCAAGGGTTAACCCGTTGACGGTTACGGGCGAGAAGAATCCCAGGGGTTCTGTCTCATTTCTCGGCCGACGGTCGAGAGCGCCGGGCTGGCCGAGCAGCACGAATCGCCGGGCCGAACGAGTCGACCCGGCGCGGGTGCGGGATCTGCGGCGGCTACGCCGCGAGCGCTTCGCGCGCTGCGGCGACCTGCTCGACCATGTCGCCGGGATCGTCGGGCATGTCGCCGTCGCAGAGCGACATCCACAGCCGCCGCAGCTGCGCGGGATCGAGCGCTGCCAGCGTCGTGCGCAGCTTCGCGGCGATCTCGGCGGGATCGCTGGGGGCCGCGTCGCCGGCGGCGCGATCGGCTTCGCGCTGCTCGGCGTCGCTGTTCGCGCCCTCAATGACATCCTCGGCCAGCTGCTCCATGTCGGAGATCTCGTCCTGCAGATCTTCGAGTGAAACGGCCAGAGCTTCGCTGTAGAGCGTCGCCCGCGAGCGCAGCTCTGCGAACCGGCGCAGAACGGTGGCCTGAGTGTCCTGCCGCACCCGTCGGGCCGACTCGCGCCAGCCGTCGATCTGCTCCTGCAGCTCGGACAGATCGTTGCGGACATCGGCCTCGGCGCTGTTCTGCACGGGCTGATCCCAGCCCGCGCCGCGGGCGACGCTCGCGACGTTCAGCGAGAAGGATTCGAGCGTTTCGAGCGACTGCTGCGCCTTCGCGACGGGCTCGGATGCGGCGTTCATCACCACATACATTCCGCGGCGCAGAGTGAACGCGGACGCGGCGGCGAGCGCGGGCTGCACGATCAGCGACCGAACGTCATTCCCATCGAGATACTGCTGGCGCAGAGCGACGCGATCGATCAGCTTCTGAGCGTGCTCGCTCGTGCCGGCGAGCTGCCAGGAGCCCGGCGCGGCCGGCGTTCCCTTGGTCCAGATCAGCGTGTCGATCGGCTCCTTCGCCATCCGGCGCGAGCTGCGGCGCTGCAGCTCCAGAATGTTGACGACCACGGAGGAGTCATCGTCGTGGGCGATCACGGCTTCGAGCTTCTTGCCACCGCCGCCGCGGCCCGTGAATTCGCGAACGGCGCGATTCAGCGCGGCGATCTCGTCGATCTCGCCGATCGTGTCGGGATCGATCCCGGCGACGGCTGCGCGGGTTCGCAGATCGGCCGGCGTGATCTTGCAGCCGCTGAAGTCCCACCAGACGAGCCGGGCGAGGCTGTCGATCTGAGCGCTCGTGTCGGAAAGCTGCGGGGCGTTGGTTGGGGTCGTCGTCATCGGGTCGTCCTGTGTCTTGCCGCTGCGGCGTCAGCGCCGCGGGCAATCAGTGCATAACCCGTCGCCGGTTAGCGTCGACGACTTTTCCTGACTTCCGCGAAGCCGCGCCCGGGCCGGCCGATCAGTCGCGAGCAGTGGCGCGCCAGATCACGGCGGCAGTACCGCCGGCGATTCCGAGCACCAGCGCCGACTCGACGCGCCCGATCCAGCGCTGCGTGCTCGCTCGCCGCGGCTCGGGCAGCTGTGCCGCGGCGAGCTGACCGCGGCACACGTCGCGGGCCGCCGTCACGTCGCGCAGCTCGGCCGCACACGCTGCAGCGTACGATCGCAGCGGCGACAGCTCGGCCGCGAGCGACAGCGGCACGGCGACCGCCGAGCACGTCGCGAGCCCGTCGACACCGATCAGCGCCGGCGCGATCGGCAGTCCGGCCCGAACCGGGATCGCCGCGCTGCACTGTCCGGGCACCGGCTCAAACGGCGCGGGCGGAACGAGCAGCGACGGCGCGTCGAGCGCCGCGGGCAGCTCGTCGGGCTCGATCCCGTGCGCCGGTCGCGACAGCACCAGACCCGCGCAAGCGAGAGCGATCAGCGTCGCGCTGCGCTCACTCACTGGACCCTCCACCGAGCCCGTTGATCTGCGCGGCGACTGCGCCCGCCGGGTCGGCGCTGTCCAGCGCCGTAAGCGCCGCAGACTCGACGCGATCGGCGCGCGCGGCGCGTTCGTTCGCGCGCTCTCGCTCGGCCGCCGCGACTGACTCGGCGCGGGCCGGGATCGGTTCGGTCGGCAGCTCGGCCGAGCCGCGCCGCAGCAGCAGCACGAGCACGACGAGCGCAAGCGCAGACACGGCGAGCGCCGCCACGAGCAGCGCGATCAGCGTCGCTGTCTTCACTCGACGACAGCGCCGGGATCGGCCTCGCCGATCGTCGGGTTCGACGCAAGCGCCGCGGCGACGCCCTCGGCCTCCTTCGCGTCGACGTAACCCTGGCCGAGAATGTAGGACACGATCACAGTGATCGCGCTCGGCAGAGCGACATCCCACGGGATCTCGCTGGTCAGAACCGGCAGGAGCAGAGACATGAGAGCGCCGAGCAGAGCCATCCAGAACTTGCGGCTGGACAGACGTTCCACGATTTGTTCCACGATTCACCTCACTGGACAGTGATAGCGCAGAATCAACGCAGAGTCGAGCCGTTACGCCGCGGATTCGACTCTGCGAACCCGCGGCGGGTCGACGAGCGCGCACCGGGCCGACCCGTCGCAGCCGGCGGTTCTGTGCAGAATGCAGCCGATCGGGCACGAGATCCGCGGCGGAAGAATGCAGCCGATCGGGCACGAGATCCGCGGCGGAAGAACGCCGCGGATCGCCGTCTGTGTTCCGGCGGGCGCAGCGCGGCCGGCGCTGATTGCTTCGATGACTCGATGAACGGAAAGATCGCGCATGTCAGATCCCGAGAAGATGCAGAGCAGCTGTCAAAGCCCCTGTGCATAGAGTACTAAGTATGCCGAGAGCCGCAAGAACGGCGGGCTGACTCAGCACCTGCCGAGTCGTCATCGCGCGCGTCTGTCTGTCCTCGGCTGCAATTCGTGCAGTCTCTGCCCGTTCGAGAGAAAGCCTGACAACATCGGCCATTAGCCCATCGTCGAGTCTCTGCAGAAGGTGCAGCACCGCGCCGTCCTGCTGTGCTCGCGCGAGCATGTATGCCCGGAACGGGTCATCGCCGGACATGACGAGAATCCGCTCCTCCAGAGCGTCGACGTGCTTTTCCAGCAGCGCACCCGCTTCTGGTGTTGCGGCCGCGATCTGGCGCAACGCATCGCGAACCTGCTGCGTCGTCGGCTGTTTCTCGCTCATGCCCGTTTCTCCACCCGCTGCGCCGGTCGCAGACTCTGCGTGTATCAGTGTGTCACAGACTCACTGAACGGGCGCGTAACCGCTCGACGATGCGCCGCCGAATCGGGCGGCACCGGCGATCTCGGTCGTTTCGTTCCAGACTCTAAGCCCAAGCGTTCCGCGCGCGAGTCTATAGACAAGACGGCGCACAGTCGCCGCCGAGTCAGACCACCCGAATTCGTCATCGTCCAGCGCGACGTTGTCGCCGAGCACGAGACGCAGAATAAGACTCGGCGACACGTCATAGTCCACGTCGTGATGCGGCATCGTTCGGTGTGACACGAGCCAGTCGAGAATGCGCGCCGCCACTGCATCGTCGGTTATAAACAGTGACTCTATCGTGTCTGCATGACGTTCGCCGCACGTTCGCCGGCTTAGCTCGCACCCGGCGCTATTGTTCGGCGTTCGCTCGGCATATTTGCGATACTCGTCTTCCATCGGCGAATAGTCATAGGCGATGGAGAACGTGTTGAAACACTCGGATTTGGGCGACTCAGCGACACGCGACGCGCGGTCGAGAATCGGGTGCTGATCCGCGACGAGCCGCACCGCGGGAAGTCGCTCGGATCTGTCTGTGTAGATCGGACCGTAGCCGCCGAATGCCCACGCCATGCTGATCATCGGGAAGGACTCAAGGAAGGTTCCCTCGATGAAACTGATCGCGCTTTCGTTGCCGCTGCCGCTCGCGTTCGCGCAGAGTCTGCCGCGCAGAAAGCCGGCCCGGGCCTCGGCCCGCGCGAACAGATAGGGATCAGCGCCGCCGCGACCCAGTGTGGTGAAGTGCTCGACGATGCGCCGAATCACCCGCACCGGGTGCCCGTCTGTCGGCCCGCCGGACAGCTTTGCGTACACCTTTTCGCCGCCCTCGCCGTCGAAAGCGCCGGTGCCACCTGAGAAGCTGATCGCCGTGTACGGCTCGCCGAGCAGATCAATCCCGTGCAGAGTCGACCACGGGTAGACGGTAGACCCAGACGCATACAGCGCTCCGTCCACATAGACCTCGCCAATCGTCAGGTGCCCGTGGGCCACGACAACATCGGGCGCGGACGTGCTGCCGTCGAGAAAGTGACCCGGGATTGCGTCGAATGAGGGCATGACGATGGCGAGAGTGTTCCCAACGCTCACGTCAATCAGGGTGCTGAATCGTTCGGTCGTCAGCGTGTACGGCGGAAGATGCAGATCGACGCTGTCTCGCGGGTCTGCGATCGAGCACGTCACGAGCTGATCGATCGCGCCGAATTCAATGTCCGTCAGATCACCGCGAATCAGCACCAGACGGTCATCATAGTCGCCGCCGTCGAGCTGCAGACTCACCTCGGCGATACCGCTAAGAATCCGCGTCTGTCGAACGATCGCGGCGGCATCGACATACGCATTCGGCATCGACAGAGTCAGCGACCGCGCCGAGCTGGTCGGGTCGCCGGGCGTGTATTCCCACGCGATCTCGGTTCCGTCGTCGAGCACGCCCTGCCACTGGTATGTTCGGCCGGTCAGCGTCGACACGGTGCGGCAGTCGCGCGTCGCAAGTCGCACACTGTGATCGAAGCCGAACACGAGATCGACGCACAAGATCGCATCGCGCAGATCGGGATCTCGCGCAATCTGCGCCCGCCACGCCTCGTTGAGAGTCGTGTGGCCGCCGCGCTTTCCTGTGCGCCAACGCGAGATCGCGGGGTGCGGTTGATACGTGTTTGATGCCACGATCAGATCTCCTGTTCAAAGTGAACAGCGAGATCGCCGACACGATCCCAGCGACCGGTCGACGCGACGTAACGGTAGCCCGCGTTCGCCATGTCGGTCGACCCGATGAATCGGGCATACATTGCGCGCAGACTCTGCGCCGTGTCGTCTGTGCAGACGACGACCGGGCGCAGACTGTAGCCGCCGAGCAGCCGGATCATGCTGCGGAACGCCACCCGCCAGCTGTCAACATCGCCGGCGGCGGTACCGCGCAGCCTCTGCCGCGGCGCACCGGCGCGGTATGCGACGCGAGCGCCGCTGCCGAGTGTCTGCAGATCGACTGTCCCAGACTCAGAGTCGCGCAGACTCGACCATGCCAGCGGAACGGTGATCGGCAACGTCAAACCGGCTTGCAGCCGCCCGAGCTGCCAGCGCCCCTCGGGGGGCTCGCCCTGTGAGTCTGCGCCAGGGATCGTCACGCGCATGTATCGCGGGAAAGCCCCGTCCACGACGCCCGCGCCAGTGATGACTCGCACGCCGGCGGGCCAGTCGTCATAGGCGAACAGGTGCGCGCTGCCCCAAATGTCCAGAGTCGCGCCCGCCGTTATGCCGTACGTCGCGAGCGTGCCGCCGGCGGTCATGCCGGTAACGTGCAGCCACGTGCCGGCGTTGCCAACGATCCGCAGAATGCCCGGGTTCGCGACAGCGCCCGGACGTGCCCGCAGATAGTGCCCGGCCAGCTCGCCGTCCTGCCACGACGGGCTGCCGATCTCGACGTGCCCGGGCTCGGCCGTCGACACGGTCGCGAGCGAGTATCGCAGACCGTCGACACGCATACGCGCTGGCGCAGTGAATGCCGAGTCATCGGCATACTCGACATCCAGAATCCGGCTGTTCGTGCTGATGCCGGCGATTCCTGAGTGGACGAATCGAGCGTGGGTGTCGCCGTCGATCAGTGTCGAATCGAGAACGATCTGCTGAGTCGTCGTGGCGGTGCTTCGCCAGTGACTCTGCGGCGAGTCACCGAACGACTGGCCGATCCCATACTCGTGCCGAATCGGCGCGGTATACGTGTCTGCCTTGAACCCGCCCGCGCCGCCCCAGAGCACGTCATGGGCCGCGCCGACACGCACAACATGCGGCGAGCAGTCCCACCCGCGCAGAGTCGACGGGTTCGAGAACCCGGGCTGAGAGAGCCCGGACGCGCGACTGTAGAACGCTTCGCGCCACTCCATTGTCGATGTCGATAGAGGCACCGTCCAGTGCCCGAATCCCACCATTTCGTTTGCGAACGGCAGAGCCGCGGACGCAGTCGTAACCATGCCCGTCGACACCCACGCATAATCGCCCGCCGCGGCTGCAGAGACATAGGCCGCGATGAACGTGCCGCCGGCCAGCCCGACGTTGCGACTGTGCGCGAGCCCGATCCGGAAGTCGTAGAATGTACCGGCTGTGATCCCGGCGAGCGCGCCGACCGGGGATTCATACAGCGTCGACACGGCGAGGGTGTCGTAAACCGCGAACTGGCCCGTGTTCCCGTTGATATGAACGGCGATGCTGACAGTCAGACCAGCAGTGATCAGAGACTCGCTATTGACGACTGCCCCCCAGCGGGGCGAGCGCAAGTCAGCGCCGGTCATGCTCGGCGGATACGGGGTGTCGGGCACGCTGCCCGACTGTGCGCGAGTGCTGAAGCCAAAGCACCCATCGTCCGCGATCCGCGCAGTCGTCAGCGAGGCGAGAGAAGACGACTGCGTGTGACGCTGAGTGTCCGAGGTGGTCAGCTGTATCGACTGCCTCTCGACGGTCCAGCTGTTCGTCGGCGTTCCGCCCGAGGACGTGCCCCAGGGGTTGAATGCCGAGGTTTCAGCGCCGCCGGTGTGAACGCTGCCGAGACATGCGTGCCAGCTCGATGTCAGGAGCTGAGTCGTCATGTCGAAATTCGTGATCTGCGCCGAGCGCAGCGGCTGTCGAGACGAGCCGCCAAAGTATGTGATCGACGGCGTCTGCCGCTCTGCGGTCGTCGTGCCCGTCTGTCTGTCGACAGACGATCCGAACAACGCGAGCCGGTCGCCGACCCATGCGAGCGTTGCGTCCTTCGGGTGCATACGGGCGACGCCGCCAAGACCGGTCCAGTCGTCCGCACCCCACCGCGCCCAATCGGCGATCCGCGGGTTCGCCGCACTGTCCCATCCGGCCTGTATGCGGTCCACGGGAATGATGAACGATGCGGCGCTCCAGTAGTCTGCGCCGGCTGCCGCGCCATGATGATCGCTACGGAACACGAGCGCGAAGCAACGCCCGCCGCCGCTCGCACAATGCACAGTCATCGCGTCTGTGTCATCGCTCTCGAAGCTCGCGCCGTTCGTGTTCGCGATCTGATCCCACCCGGCGTCGCGGGTCGCAAGCTCATACCGCAATTCGCCCGAGGCGCTGACAGCGCGAACGCGCAGGAACGTCCCGCTGTCGTCGACGCTGCACAGATCCCAGACCTCGAACTTGCCGCTGATGTCGGCATTCCCTGCGGTGTCGTCGTCGCCGTCTGCCACATTGTGCCCGGTCACGAACGCCCACGACGCGCCGCGGTCGGCGCTGTATGCGCTGATCAGTCCCTGCGGAACCGGCCCGATACTGTGCCACGCTTCGAGCCGCATCCAGTCGCCCGACGAGACAATGCGCAGCTTCGCGAGAACCTGCGTGGAGCCGAACAGATCGGTTACCACGCCCTCTTTCAGCAGCTGCCACGACGCGCCGCCGTTCGTGCTGCCGAATATGTCGATATCGACATAGCCCGGCGCTCCAGTCGAGTCGGGTTCGTACGTGTACGCCCAGCGCAGCGCGCCGTCGGGCAGCTCCCACATGGACGAATAGCCGCCGCCGTTCGGGCTGCGGTACGCCGCCAGAAGAATGTTGAAATCTGCGCTCCATGTGTCTGCGCTTTGCGCGGCCGCGCTGCGGTATCTGAATTTCAGAGCCGAGCCCGCATCGGGCGCATAGCCGACCACGATCCGGTTAAATGCCCGACTATGCACGATCGCGTGATGACTGCCGAGGCCGGCAGTACCGCCGAACGGTGCGCCGGGATCGTGCTGCCAGCGCAGATCGTCCGCACCGCGCCATTGATCGCTCGCGTCGTCGGCGTAGCTCCAGCCCCACTCTGCAGAGTCGTACAGACTGCCGGTGCGCAGAACGCGCAGAGACAGATCGCCCGGCGTCGACTGCGTCGCTGTCGACGACGTGTCCCACGTTCCGGTCACGTACGGGATCAGATCACCCTCGTTCGTCAGCGCGGCGCTGGCCCCGCCGAGAAACGGCCCGGCCTGACTCGGCGCTGACGACACGGCAGCGACTGCCGCATTGCGCGCGTCTTGAAACAGCACGAACGATCGCGGCTCGGCCCGGTCGCGGTAGCGCTCGCGCCACACGATCTCGGCGACGAGCCCCTGCGCCTTCGCCCGCGTCTCTGCACGAGCGACAACCGTTGCCTGGGTTCCCTGAGCGTTAGCAGTCATGCGCTGATCCTACCCCGCCGAGTAACCGGCGCGCACGTTGTCGAGATCTGTGGCAGCCCACACGCCGCCTCCGGGCTTTGTCGTCGCCAGCGACTCGGCCATTCCGCCCGCCGCCGGAACGCCGACAGTGAGTCCGGCGACCTGTGATGCACCAAGATGTACACGGGCCTGACCGTCGGTCAGCGTTCCGTCCCCGTTCGCCGCACAGCGCACGACGACGGCGAGCACTTCTGGCGCTGTCCAGTCGGCATGTACGTCCGAGCGATCCTGCAGATTGACGTTGAAAGCGGACACAGAGGTCGTCTCTGCGAATGAAGAGTCAGAGGCGTCCTCGACGGTCGGCCACAGCTGCGGCCCGGCCGGATTCGGGGTCCACGCGCCGTCGGTGTCGTCAGCGTTCGGGTATAGCCCCTGGAGCCAAAGCTCCTGAGTCGTCACCGCGTCGACCGTGTCGAATACGACGGTGTGATCGTGACTCGTGTTTCCGAGCGATGCGCCGCCCCACCGAATTCCGGCCGCCGTGATCCCGGTAGACAGAGCCGTAGACCCAGAGGCGCGCTGCGTTCCGTTGACGAACAGACGGCCGGTCAGTAGCGGGCCGCTGATCTGCCAGCGAATCTGCAGCCGATACCACGTTTGCAGACTCAGTCGGGCGGTGGTCGTCGCGAGTGTGACGCCGGCGTGCAGCAGCGTTAGCCGCGAGCTGTCGGACGAGTCTGCGGAATTGACCTCCAGCATCGCGTCGCCGGCGCTGTCGACCACGCGCAGAAACTCGGCACCCGCAACCCACGTCGTTCCAGCATGTACGCTCGTCGAAAGCGTGCCGAGATTCGGCGCGCTGAACGACGGGATCAGAGTCTCGATCCACTGCGTTTCTGCACACTGCAGAGAGCGCGCACCGCCGCCGTACCCCAGCGGGTGCTGGTGCGTTGTCGTGCCCTCTTGTGCGTCGGGGTGACCGGCGCTGACACTCCAGCCCGCGCCGACGTAGTGCGTGGATGTAGCGTTCAGCTCCCACCCGTTTGCGAAAACGATAGCCATCGCGTGATCCTCACTTTGTGAACTTGCCGCGATCGAAGCCCGGATGAACGCCGGCCTGGATCGTTGCTTTGCGCGCCCGGCGTTCGGCGTGTGGCGCTTGTCCGCGTCGCCCTGCGCGCCACATGACCTCGTCGAGTGTACGCCCGTCAGCGCGCAGAGTCGCGCGCATACTCAGCCCGCCCGTCTCTGCGCCGCTCAGCCCGCCCGCGAGAGCTTCGCGGATCGCGTCTGCGGCTTGCAGCATAGCTATCGACGCAGACTGCGGCCCGGGCACGCTTACGCGCCCGGGGTTCAGCCCGACGCCCTCGATAGCTTGCCGCAGCAGCTCGGCCGGATCTTGCGCGGCGACATAGTAGTCCCCGCCGGCCAGCCCGACCATGTCTCCGCCCGTGCCAGTCTTCTGCATAGACGGCGTGTCCGACCAGAAAGTTCCGTCTGTGCGATCGTCCCACCAAGACTCGCCGGCGTCGCTCTCATCCTTTCCGAACAGATCGCCGATCCAGCCTGACAGCTTCTCCCAGATCTTCGCGACGAATTCGCCGATCCCCTTGAACACCTCATCCCAGAGAAACTTAACGAGCGTTCCGATCCAAGACACGGACGCCCAGATCAGATCGGGAATCGACTTAATAACAGCGGCCGTTAGCTCGATCGTCATCGCCTTTGTGATGTCTGGGATCGAGCCGACGATCGCTGTGATGATGTTCGGGATCGCGTTGATCACGCCCTCGATCAGGGCCGGAATCAGATCGTGCAGACTCTTTGTCAGTGCTGGCAGCATCTCCACAATGCTGGTGATCAGCTCGGGCACCATCGCCATAAGAGCGGACGTTACCTGAGTCATCGCGATCAGCAGTCCCTCGATGAGCAGGGGAAGCTGCGCCACCAGCTCATTCACGAGCTGCGTAACGACGCCGAGAAGCATGGTCACGAGGTCCGGCAACATGCCGATCAGTGCCGGCAGCAGCTCGCCGATCACGCGCGTTATGATCGTTCCGATCAGCGAGAGAACGCCGTTCAGCAGCGCCATCAGAATGTCGGGCAGCGCGTCGATCAGACTCTGAATGAGTCGCGGGATCGCGTCGACGACCGCGATGATGATTGTGTCGAGAGCGTCAACGAGAGCGCCGATCAGATCGGGCAGATACGACAGTAGCTGATCGAGAATGTCGGGCAGCGCGTCGAGTATCTGCGCGATCCCGTCGGCGACGGCGTCGAGCAGAATCGGCAGCGCCGCGGCGACGGCGTCGATCAGCTTTGGTAGCTCGGCGATGACTGCGTCGAGCAGCTGCGGCAGCTCGTCGGCGAGCATCTGCACGAGATCGACGACTGCTGCAGACAGCATGTCGACGAGCGCTGGCAGCTCGGCCAGTATTGCGTCGAGAACATCGGGCAGCGCCGCGATGACTGTGTCGATCAGCTCGGGCAGCTTTGAGGCGAGCTGCTGAATCAGGACGGGCGCAGCGTCCACGAACGTCTGCACGAGTCTCACCGCGCCGTCGATCAGCTCGGCGATGAATTGCTCGGCACCGTCGGCCGCAGACGCGGGCAGCTCGGCCATGCGTTCCGCATACTCGTCCGGGCTGATGTCGCCCGCGGCGAGCTGATCCGCGAGATCTTGTGCAGACTGCAGGTCGTCGCTGATGCTGCCGACTGCGTCGAAAATGTCGAAAGAGAACCCGGTGAGATTCGACAGCAGATCGCCGAACGATGACACGACAGACGACAGCCCGTCGCCGACGGCTCGCCCGGCGGCCAGCGCAGCCTTGGCGATTTGCTTGATCTGATCGACGATCTCGCGCGAGTCTTCGCGGGCCTGTTTGTTCGCGCGCCTTGTCGCTTCGCGGATCTTTTCGTCGTAGTGCTCGGACACCGCCAGCCGCTCGGCGTGCTGGTCCTCGCCCAGCTCTGCCAGCAGCGCGTCGCGCTCTCGCGTGAGCCCGACGACCTCGCCCGACTCTGCACCGACGAGCGCGGCGACTCGGCCCGAAAGATCCGCGCGCGTCTCTGCGGCCTGATCGGCGTAGTGCTCGTTAATCGAGATCAGCTGATCGACGGTCGCGCCCTCGGCGTCGGCAAGCGCCGCAAGCCGGTCCAGCTCGATAGCTTCGAGCGCTGATGCGTTGCGCTTCGCGGCAGACTGCCGCAGACCGGCCACCTGATCGTCGACAGTCTCTGCGGTCTTCTTTGCGCTCTCTGTGTCTGTCTGCCGCTGCTCCAGCCACGCGCGGTCGCGCAGCAGCTGAATCGCGTCAAGCCGCTGCTGTTCGATCTGCATCAGATCCGCGCCGGCAATATCTGCGGCCTGCACCTCGGCCGCGAACTTTGCATTCAGATCATCGATCTCGCGCTGTAGCTGAATGTCTCTGCGCTCTGCGCCCGTCTTGCCGATTAGCTCGATCTCGCGCTCGACAGCGGCGACGGCAGCGAGCCGCTGATTGTGCGCCCCGTGCAGCTTTTTCTCGGCCTGCTCGCGCAGCTTTGCGGCGGCCTGAGCTTTCGCATATGCGCTCGACGTTCCCTCGATCGCGTTCTCGGCGGCGATCTCGGACTTGGTCAGATCTTGCGTCGCAATCTTTCGCTGCTGCGAGAGCCCCTGCTCCTGCGCTTTCAGCGCGTCGAGCTGCGCCCCGTAGTCGCTGATTCTGGACTTGATCTCGGCGAGGCTGTCGCCGTGTTTGCGCAGCGATCCGTCGAACGCCGCCACGCGGCTCAGGCCCCGCCCAACAGCCTTCTGATATTCCGCCATCGCCGTATTCAGAACGAGCGTCTGAGCGGCCACCTTTTCCTGTTCGGCGCGAGACTTGCGCTGCGCCGCCGCAAATGAAGACTCCACCTCCTCTGCAAGCGAGGTCGCCTCATAGCGCAGCCTCAGCGCCGTTGCGGCGTCGAGCACGACGCGATTCCCAGCCAGCGTCGCCTCGTATAGCTTGCCCGACGCAAGACCCGCGGCGATCTGTTCGTCGGTCAGATTTGCAAGCGTCGAGAGCTGCAGCGACAGCTCGTCGGTTAGCTTTCCCTCGCTCTGCAGCAGCAGCTCGACAGCGCCGACACGCTCGGCGAGCCCGGCCGAGATCGACTGCGCGGCCGCGAGCGTCTGTGCATCGCGGGTCGCGCGCTCGTCGGCGATCTTCTGCTCGGCTGCGCGCAGCTTCTCGGCGGCCATTTCGGCCGAGCGCATAGACGCCGCGAACGCGATCATGGTTGCAACGGCCGCCCCGACGGCGGCGACGAGAGCAAATGTGCCACCGGTCGCCGCTGTCAGCGCCGCGACAGTAGCGTGGACACTGCCCCGCAGAACCGCGAGCTTTGCGGGCAGACCCGCGATTATGAGCGACAGCTGCCGGGCCTTGTCTGCTGCCCACAGTGCGAGCATCGCCTGTGCGACTATGCGCAGAGTCGGCAGCATCGCCGAAAGCTCAGACACGATCTGCTGGACCGCGCGCACCGTGTCGACGAACGCCAGCGCCATCTCGGCCCGGTTGTCGCGCAGATAGCGAACGGCATCGCCGATCGTCTCGTCGAACCCGCGACCGATGCCCGCGGACTCGGACTTGAACACCGCGGCGACATAGGCGATCGTCTCTGCGGTTTCGGTCAGCAGCTCCTGCAGCGGCTCGCGGAACGTGTCGAACGTCGAAAGGAGCAGCTCCTCTGTCGCCGACATGACGATTTTGGCTTGCGCCGCCACAGTCGACATCATTTCCGCATACAGCGACTCTGTCGATCCTGCGCTGTCTTCGAGATTGTCGAGTAGTTCGTGGAACCCTGTGGAGCCGTCGGCGAACGACCGGGCGATCATTGAGACGTTCGCGCCCGCACGGGTTCCGAAGATCTGCAGAGCGTCCGCAGTCTGCAGCCCCGCATCGCCGATAGTCTGCATAATCTCGGCGAACGAGTGCAGCTCTGGGTTGATGTCCTCGGCTTCGAGCCCGTATCGCTTCAGCGCCTTTCGGGCGTTGTCTGTCGGCTTTGCAGCGGCCGCCAGCGCCATGCGCAGATTCGTACCAGCCATCGAGCCTTCGAGCCCGAGATCCCGGAACATTGCAACGGCGGCCGTAGTCTGCTCCAGACTCATTCCGAAGGAAGCGCCGACGGTGCCGGCATACTTCATCGCCTCGGTGAGCGAGGACATATCAAAAAGCGACTTACGCAGAGCGGTGCTAAAGACATCACTGATTCGGTTAGACTCGCTTGCGTCCAGATTGAACTGGGCAAGCGTGGCAGCCATCAGCGCTGTCGACTGCGACATGGACGCGCCGGCCGAGCCGGCGAGCAGTAGCGCGGGCTCACTCGCGGCGATGATCTCGTTCGTCGTCATTCCGGCGCGGGCGAAATCCTGCATCGCCGTGGCGGCCTCGGTCGCCGAGAACGCCGTGGCCGCGCCGAGCTGCCGGGCCTTTGCTTCGAGATCCGAGATCGCGTCGCCCGCGCCCGAGATCGCGCCAACGGTCGTGATCGCCTGCTCGAAGCCCGCGCCGACTGTGACGCTGGCAGCAGCGAAACCGGCGGCCGCGGTCGTCGCTGCGAGAAAGCCGCCGGCGACCGCACGATCGAACATGCGCCCGAACTTTACGCCCGACGCAGACAGACCCTGCAGCGACGACTCGGCGGCTTTCAGGCCGCCGCGAAAGTCGGCGTCTTTTAGCCCCAGCTCGACAAACAGCCGGCCGATGTTCGTTCCGCCTGCGGGCATGATCTCCCCGTGTGTGCAGGTTCCGCCCGTTCAGACTACCGCGTATCGCGGGCGCAGACACGCTGGCGGGCTATTCCGTTGATACGGGGATTCCGGCTGCGGCGAATCGGGCCGCGAGATCTGGCTGCGGCTTTCGCTTGCCCCTGCGCCTTCGGGCCGGCGCTCGGGCGCGGCTCGTGGTCGGCGACTCGACAGAACCGCCGAACGCGCTGGACACAATCTCGCCCAGCGTGTTGATTTGCAGTGCCCGATATTCTGCCATGCAGGAAACGACGACGCCGAGCTGATCCCATGTCAGCCATAAAACCTCGTCGAGCGTCCAGCCGGCGACGAACAGAGCGCCGAGCCCCTGCCGCATTTGCTGCACGGCTTCAGCGGGCGTTAACTCTCGTCGTTCAGCCGGATCAGACTCTGCATTCCCGCCCCGATCTGGCTGGCGAAGCGGGCGCAGAAAGGGATCACGGCCCGCACAAGATCCTCGATCGACAGCTCGTCGAGCGGGTCGCCTTCGATTGCGTCGGGGTACGCGGCGGCGAACACTGCGCCGAGCCCGTCTGCGATGCTCTCGTCGGTTGCGAGCGAAGCGACGACCGACACGATCTCGCTAGTGCCGCTGTTAGCGGGGGTAAGACCCTTGATCGCGCGCTGCACGTCTTCCCGCTCGAACAGCTCGCGCAACGCGCGGAACGCCCGAACCTGACGGCGCGCGGGCAGCGCGGTGGGCAGACTCAGCGCGCTGCCGCTGAACGTGCGGATCTCGGTCGTGCCGTCGGGCACGAGCAGATCCAGCAGTGTCTCGACGCGATCGAGAAACGCGGTGGGATCGTTCGGTGCTGAATCAGGGGACTGGCTGTCGGTTGCGGACACTGCGCCTCCGGGGCGTGCGGTTCCGGATCAGCGTATCACGCTGACTCGGCAGCACCACCCATCGGCGCAGACTCAGCGTCGAGACTACAGCTCGCGAACGATCTTCATCAGCTGATCGGTCGCCGGCAGCGCGTTGCTGCCCCAATCGGTCGTGACGCGCTGAGCGTTGTAGGAATACTCGAACCCGTGCTCATCGTGACCGAACGGCAGCGCCAGCCCAGCCTCGGAAACGACCTCCCAGAGATACACATTCATCGTGTTACCGGAAACCGCCATGTAGTGCTGGATGTGCATGGCGAGCCGCGTGACGATCGGATCGCCGCCCCAGGCAAACGTCTCGGACACGCCCGCAGAGACGGTCGTGGTTCCAGCGCCGAGAGCGTGGCCGAACCGGTCAAAATTCCACTCGATCCCGCTGACCTTCGCCATCACGCTCTGCGCCTGCGTGAACGTGTAGACACTGATCTTGGGGTTGCCCTGCGAGATTGAGCGCTTCTCGCTGGACACCTCGATGGACACGCCGTCCTCGGTGATCGAGCCCACGTCGGTTGTGGGCGTCGCGCCGGCCACGCCCATGTAGAGCACGGCGGGTCCAAAGCTGATGTCGTTGGTGGTGACTGTCGGGACGTTGTACGGCATCGGGTGATCCTCGATTCGACGGATTCACCGCTCGCGCCTGATCAGCGTCCCTGGCGGTTGTACGCTTGAACCCTACCACGAGCCCGCCCCGCCGTCCAGACGGGCTATTTCTTCGCGTCGATACGGGCCGCCGTTCGGGTGTCGCGTAGCTCGTTCACTTCCGCGCAGCGCCGACATGGAACGCGGGTGCTGCCGCCAATCCCAGGCGTCGAGTAGACCACCAGCTCTTTGTACCGAATCCGCAGCTCGTCCGTGTCCGGGTTATACACGCCGAGGCGTGCGCCACAGTTTCTGCATGACCACACGGTGTCGCGCATCTTCGCCAGCTTGCCGTCGTCAGCGTCCGCGCTGTGTTGCAGCAGCAGTAGCTGAACGGTCTGGTGCGTTGCTGCGAGTGCAGACTGCAGGTCAGGCAGCGCCTCTGCGACTCTCGCGGCCTGTAGCTCCAGAGCCATTAGCCGTTCGTTCGTGTCTGTGCTCACCGAGCACCCCCCATTGTGCGCGGTATACGCACGCTCGCGCCGCACTCTGCGCAACGTGAGTCTCTGAACTGTAGACTCGTAGCGTCGAGCGGGGCCTGCTCCCGGATCTTTGCCACGACGTGCCCGCTCGGGCATAAAATGCGCGTTTCGTCTGCGCGTTTCGTCTGCGCTGATGCTGCGGCCCAAGACTGACTCTGCATTACGATCTCCTGCCGGCCCGAACGACCCACAGACCCTCGCACCAGTGCGCGCGGGCCTGCTCGTTCCACCCGGACTCCGGGCGCTGCTGTTCGAGAGCATAGCCCGCCGAGCTTACGCCGTCCCGACGCAGAGTCTGATGATGCAGCGCTGCGTGGCACAGATCGTACAGTCGCATTGCTTCGCCGAGCGAGCCGCGATGATACGTGTAGAGAAACAGGGTCGCCGTCTGGAATCCGCTCGTGGGGCTCGCTCCACCCCCCTCCAGCTCCAGAATGATCAGCGGGTAGACGGTCGACCGGTCGTCCGGTGTTCGCGGGTGCGCGCCGAGAACGCGGCCCCCTACGATCTCTGAAATGGCAGCGTCTGTCATCAGCTTATGACGGAGTAGGGCGATCAGCTCCTGTGTGTCTGCAAACGCCACGCCCTACCTCGTTCCGCCGAATCTCAGGCCGGCTTGTGTTCGCATAACGCGACCGAACATGACCACCGCGATCTTGAACAGCTTTTTTCTCATGTCCGGCGAGTATATCGCGCCGCCGAGAACGTCGCGCCCGAGCATGATCTTGGTGCCGAGAATCACATGCCGCACATAGCTGGGCGGGCTACTATCGAAGCCGATGCGAAACTTATAATGAACGCCGCCGCCCGCGCCGCCCGGGCGGCGGACCAGCTTGCCGTCGAGCGACTGTGCGAGCCGCCCGCTATGTGTATGCACAACATGCGGCTCGCCTGGATGAACGCGGATCGCACCGTGTCTGCGGGCGTACGGGTGATCGAGCCGGGCGAGATCTTCGAGAGTGTGATCCCGTTTCAACACGTCGCGGCGCACCCGATCGAGCGCAACAGCGCCCATGCCCTGTAGGGCAAGACGGGTCGCCGTCTTCAGTCTGCCCTTCTTGATCTCGCGCAGATTGAAAGAAACGAGCCCGGCACCGTGCAGAATCGTCTTGGTCGCCGCCTTCGACACACTCGCCCCCACTCACCCCTGATTCTGCACTCCTGACGCGGGCGCGTCCACCGCGATCGTCTGCTGAACGGTCGGGCCGGCCATCGGCAGACTCTGCGCAGAGTCTGCGAGCGCCGCCGCGGCGGCAGACTCAGCGAGATCGATCAGCTCGTCGAGGTTCACGTCCGGCGGCACCGTGGCACCGCGGCGCGCGGCCCCCAGCACGGGCTGATCGGGCGCGTGCTGACTCAGCGTTTCGACGAGCTGAATCGTGGCGTCGCGCAGCTCGTGCGCCGGGCTCAGACGCTCGGCAGCCGCGGCGAGCAGCTGCCGACCCTTGCGCAAGTGATGCAGCGCCGCCTCGCGGAACGGCAGGTAACCGTTGCCCGCGGTGCGCAGCGCGATCTCGTAGCAGCGCCACTGTTCGTCAAACAGCCCGTCATTCCCGAACTGCAGCCCGAGCGACACCCACGCGCCCGGGCTTGTGAGCGGCGCATCGCGAATCTGCAGACTCAGCAGCCGGGTGTACCGGACGAGCTTCTGCTGGGTTGCCGCGTCGCCGCGACTCAGCCCCAGGTGTTCGATGATGAACGGCGCATAGCGCACATTCGGGTGGACGCCGCTCGCGCCGAGTCTCGCGAGCCCGTGCTCCAGCGTTTCGTGGACGCGACCGTTGAACCGCAAGATTCCGCCGTCGAGCCGGAACATGCGGGTATTCTCGCTCCAGTTGAACGTGCCGCCCGGGCGGTAGTTTCTGAAGCGGAACATCCATGCCCAGCCGTTCGCACACTCTGCGAGTCTGCGGATCGAAACGAGCGTGGCAAACGCCGGTGCCATGTGTTCGTCGGGGTCCATGACCCAGCACCAGCCGCACCCGAGCCGGCGCAGCTCGTCGACGCCGGCATTTCGGGCGGCCGCCAGATCGTCGTCGAGCGGGTGCGAGATCCAGCGCGCGCCGAACCGGGCGGCGATGTATTGCATGTCGTCGGACGGCGCAGAGTCTTCCGGCCCGGTCCAGACGAGCACGATTTGATCGGCCACGCCGTAACTAAGATCCAGCCAGCGCATGAGATCGTGGGACTGCTCGCCCGCGTGCCAAAGCATTGTGAGCCCGATCCCGTTGTCGGGACGGTACGCCTGCATGGACATGCCCTCCTCGTCGACGAGATGAGCGTAGCCGCCGCGACTCTGCGACGTTCCCTGAGTCAGCATCGCGTCAGGGTTGCGGTCGATCTGCATATAGCGCTGATACTTGCGCCGGCGGTCCTGCGGGCGCATGTACCCGTAATGACGCCAGCGCCAAGCGGCGACGCGCTTTGCGTTCTGTCCGGTGTCGGGCACGTTGCCGCAGTGCAGCCCGATCTCGTTCCCAGCGATGATCTGCTGGTGCTCCGAATGCATCACGCGCCACAGACGGAACCCGCGCATACTCGAAGTCCAGCCGTGCGCCCACGGAGCGTCGACACGGGCCAGCCGCGGGCTGTCCCAATGATTGATCCAGCCGGTGTCGTAGTGTGTGACCGCGGGATCGGGGTGCCGAGTCAGGCGGCGCAGGTGTCCGCGGGTGATCCGGTCCTCGGGGATCTCGTCGTGATCGACGCTCAGCATCCAGTCGGGCTGCAGAGTCATGCCGAGCTGAATCGCGGCGTTCCGCTCGTCGCGCTCGTTCCACGTTTCGGCCCGATGAAGACTCGCGACCGTGTCGACACCCGGCGCTATCTCGGCGAGATACGCATTCAGCGCAGACACGATGGACTCAGAATCGGCCGAGTCAGCACACGCGGCGACGAGCTTTGCGTCCGTCGCAGACATGCGACCCCGATCGCTCTCCCACTCCGCGTTCGAGACTACGTCTGCGGGGTTGTTCGTCGCGAGAATCGCGATCCCGTCGACAAGCTGCGCGACCCGGCGCAGAGACATCGAGAGCATCGAGACATCCCAGGGAACGTCCCACTTCATGCGGTAGATCGCGACGACGCGATGATCGCGGTCAGTAGTGGATTCCCACTGCCGCAGATACTCGGCAGCGTTGCCGAGCCCGCGCTGCGCCTCGGGAAAGTGCGCGTCCAGAGTCTGATGACCCAGGTGATGCACATACGTCTGACCGGCGATCACAAGCCGCCAGCCGGCGTGCTGCGCCCGAACGGCGATGTCATTGTCGTCGTAGCCGCCGATTGCGAACGCGGGATTGAGCAGACACGCATCGCCGCTTTCGTCGATGAACAGCATGTCAGCGATGCACGCGCGACGGTACACGACACAGAGCCCGGACAGAAAGCTCGCGCTCATGGGGTACGGGTTCCCCTTGCGCGTGAAATCGGCCGCGAAGCGCTCAAGCATACGCGGCCCGTCGTTCGTGAATGCCGCGCCGTTCGTGAACTTCATATCCGGGGCCGTCACCTTCTGAAGACCACAAACCTCGTTCGAGCACGGGCCGACCATGCCGATCTTTCCGTACGACTCAGCTGCGCGCGGCGGGGCGGCGTCGCCCGCCGGACCAACCTCCCCCTGCTGAATGATGAATTCGGGATCGAGCGCGTTACCCATGCGGGCCAGCCAGCCGGTCGTGACGAGAACGTCATCGTTGATGATCGCGACCACTTCGGGCATTCCGTCGACGCACAGCGCGCGAACGCCCGCGTTGACTGCGCCGGTCCAGCCGGCGGCGGCGGGCAGCTCGACCCAGCGCAGATCCACCGCCGAGTCACCGAATGCGTTGGCACTGTCGACGAGAGCGCCGATCTGACCTTTCACAATCCCGACGAGCGGAACGGTGGCCGCCACCGGGTTTATCACGATCAGCAGTTGCCAGCTCTGCAGTGTCGTCGCTTCGAGCAGCCGCTGCACACAGCCGATCAGCAGCTCGGGATCTCCGACGGTCGGGATCATGACGACCGCTTGGCACTGATCGTCGCCCATGTTGCGAACGTGCGGGGCCGGGCCGCGGCCCGTTGACTCTGCGCTCATTTCACCTCCAGGGGCGTGTCTGCACAGACTGTATCACCGCGCGTCAGCGCGGGCCAATCATGTGTCTCTGCGGGTCAGACTCAGCGTCCAGTGAGCTGCAGACACGCCGAACCCGATCCGGGTTTCCTGCACAGACTGAATCAGCCACTCATCGCCCGACACGGGCTCGATCACGATGTCGCCGACACGCGGTGTCCAGACTTCCTCGTATCCGATCAGAACGTCGAACGAGCCCGACTCGTGGGTGCCGGATTTCGCCGCTCGCCAGTTTGCGCCGCCACGCTGACGAAACAGCGCCGGCCGGCCCGTCGCCACGGCGGTTCGCTGAAGCTGCGCGCCGCCGTCTGCTCCGACCGTCGAGATCGCAACCGTCGGCGGCGACGATTCATCGTGCAGACCCGCTGTCGCGATCGTGGGCGTCGTTCCGGCCTTCCATCGGCCGGTCGTCTGCTGCGCCCCGTTGCCGGTGAACGTCAGCGACTCGACCTGCGCCGAGTCGTCGGGCGCTGTTCCAGTGATCGTGACCGATCCGGTTCCGTCTGTGCCGCCGGCGATCTCGACTTGCAGAAAGCACTCGGCCCGGATCTCTCTGTCCAGAGTCATCGCCGCCGCCGCAGTCGCAGCGTCGAGAACGAACGCAGAGCGCCGATACACGTCCAGATAGCGATTCGCTGAGCTGAAGATCATGATTCGGGCTCTGTCTGTTTGATTCCCCAACCGTCCCGGCCGGGCTTCTCGATGAACATAGAGTGACCGCGCAGATACTCGCTATGGTACGGCAATTCGTAGCAGTCTGCACGACACGCGGCGGCCTGCCATGATCGCCAATGCCACAGCTTGAACCGCGAGATCGAGCGGATCGGGCATCGCGGAACGTGCCGATACTTGACGAATTCGTGCGCCGGCTCGCCGCGCTGTGCCCAGCCAACGCGCCGCTCGCTCGCTTCGATCTCGCCGCTCGGACGGAGCACCCAGATCACCGCGAGCCCGTCGACGGGCGGCAAGTGGTGCAGCATAAACGTAAGACCCGGGGCCTGTAGCACCCACGGGCGCTGCTCAGCGAGCAGCCGAGTCAGCACGTCCACGCGGCTGACTCGGATCGCAGACTCGTCGACGAAATCCCGGCCGAGTGTTGCGGCCAGCGCTTTCGCCGAGAACGTCGTCCCGCTACGCTGCGGGCCGGTCACGATGATTTGACGTGTCGGGCCGAGCGACGAACGGATCTCGTCGAGAGTGCGAAGCGTGCGCGGCGCGCTCATTCGGTGCCGTCGCTCTGTGCCGCCGTAGCGGGCGCAGGTGCGGCGCTGACCGGCTCGCGCTCTGCTGTCGCGGGCTCGGCCCGGGCGGCCCGCTTGATCGGGCGCTGCAGCCGCTCAGCGGGCCGCCAGCCGCCGTCGCTGAACGTCTCGAAGATCAGGCCCGGCCGCACCCGCATCGGGCCGTCGACCCGATACACGGTGTCGGCGTCGCCGGCGTCGCCGGCG